ATGAACTCACTGCGCCGCGAGCGGTACGAGGTTCCTCTCGTGCTACTGGAAGGTAAGTTATTTCTGGACGTTATGTGCCATGCCAGCAAGGTTCTGCTGGTAAACGTCGTCTATAACGACACCACCCAAGCGGTTTACTACCCACCGACAGACACCGAAATTCCTTGCGAAGAAGCGGAGCGGGCATGCCGGATGGCGTTGGGCCATTTCAGATCAAAGTCATTTGGTCTCTACATGAACGACCGGCGCGCCGTCCTAAGGCGATCCGCGCTCATTCTTGATGCTGAAGGCCCGCTATATGACGGAATCCTTTTCAAGCACGAGATTCACCAAGAGAGCGCGGCCAAAGGCCCCAGTCTAAGCGCGTCCTGAAGGTGATCCGGGGCTAGATGCGCATAGCGCATGGTCATGGCCAAGCTCGAATGGCCCAGGATTTTCTGTAGCGTAAGGATGTTGCCGCCGTTCTGGATGAAGTGACTGGCGAAGGTGTGCCGGAGAGAATGGGCAGCCTGCCCTTTCGGCAGCTCGATGGTGGTTCTGGCAAGGGCTCGGCGAAACGAGGTAATGGCCGAGTTCGGCTGACCATGTTGTTTCCAGTGCCGAACGATTTTGGCTTCCAGTTCAGTCGAAATTGGCACAGACCGAACCTTACCGCTCTTGGTGCCGCTGAAGGTGATCACCCCATTACGCAGCCCGGTCGGCTTGAGCTTTTCGGCCTCTGACCAACGAGCTCCGGTGGCCAGACAGATCAAGGTGATGATCTCCACATGCGGGTTATCACAGCCACTGCGGATGGTTTCCAGCAGCTCGGTAATCTGATCGGTCGTCAGCCAGGACAATTCCCGTTCCTGGATCCTCAATGGCTTCACCAGGACCAGCGGATTGGCGTAGTCGATAACGCCTAGGCCACGCAGTTCGTTGTAGACCGACCGCAGATATCCCAGCTCATTGTTTAGGGTTTTGGGCGAAACGCCCTCCCCTAGCCTAACGCGGCGATCATGAGCGTAGGTCTGCGGATCGAGCTTGGCGGCCTGCGGATTGCGAAGACGCTTCGCGAGCATATCCAGCTTGGAGCGGCGGCGTTCCCCATCCCTGAGAGAGTGCCCATGCAGGTCGAACCAAGCGGCGACCAGCTCGGTCAGTCGGCGTGTGTCGGTCGGCTTTGGCGTCCAGCTCGGATTGTCTACGACCTTGGAGCGGCAGCTAGCCTCAAACCGCTGAGCTTCAGCCTTGGTCTTGAGAATCTTGCGGAAGCGTTTGCCCTTGATCGGCTCTACATCGACCTTCCAGCGGCCATCAGCTAATTGCTCAATGGCCATACGCGATGCTTCGCTCAGAAGATGTAAAGCAAGCCCAGACAGATGACGAAAAACAGTACCGTGCTAAACGCAAATAGCCCCAGGTAGATCCGACCGACCTTGGCGCAACGCGGACACTCATAAACATCTTTCGGCAACACCAGACTGCATTCTGGACACTTGTGGTGGTCCATACTGGCTCCGCTATGGGTACTAACAGCCTCATACTGCTCTTCCCCAGCGGATATGTCTCTCTTCCAGTAGATCGCGGATATGGTGGTAGAGGTCGATGGTGGTCATATCCTTGGCCGCGTAGTGGTCGCGGATCACCGGCCAGCATTCCCACTCGGTGAGCCGCTTAAAGGCCTTTTTTGCGCCCACCCTTTCCCTTGCCAGCAAGCTGACGAAGTTGCCCAGGAACAGCTCGACGTTCTTGCCGGAAAAGCCACGGGCCGTCTTGTAATGGCGCTTGTAGTGGGTGTCTTCCAGCAGCGAATCAGCGGCGATATCGACTCGCACATCCTGGCGCAGCAGGGTCCATATGGCCTCATAGCGGCCGGGGCGGGCTTGCAGGCGGAACTGGCTCAGACCATAGCGCCAGAGGCCGTCTAGGTGGGATGCGAAGGCCGCAAAGGAGCTGGTGTCGATCAGCTCGCCGGAGCGCACGTCTACCGAGCCGCTGGCGAATTGCTGGATGATCGAGTGGTGGTAGCGCAGCTCGATGCGCCAGACGGCTTGGGCCGGGTTGTAGTTGTCCGGGTCGCCTTCGTCGAAGCTGTCACGACGACGCCACACACCTTCCCAATAGTCGAGTTTGTCAGTGGCCTTGGCCTGCTCGGTCTTGTTGTAGATGCACAGCTGGATGCCGCCAGCAGAGCCGAACATGGAGGTTTCGCCACGGCCATACACACTGGCCTTGGTTGCCCAGGAAATCTCATTGATGCCCGATATGTCGCGGTGGGTGCGCGCACGACAATGCATGCGAGCCATCAGGTCGGCAGGCGGTTGCCAGCCCTGTAGGTCTAGCGCCAGATGCACGGCGCACTGATTGACTTCGAGGTTGGTCAGCACCTCCTGGGCGTAGTAGTCCATGCGAGCTTGCAGACGCTCAGGGCTCAGGGCGTCGATGGCATGCGGGGAGACTTCGATTTTCAGGTGAGGGCCGATGGCTTCCATCTTGGCGTTGAAGTTCTTAACCAGTAGGACGAAGCCCAGGTCGGCGTTCTGGAGCTTGTACTGGTAGCCGGAGTCACGTCCGACGCGACCGGAGTGCCAGCGCTGGCCAGCGAAATCGACGATGGCGCCAGGGGTTTCAAACAGCGCCATGATTTCCGGGCGGATCAGCCCCCGGTAGAGCTGGCGGACCGTATCCACCCCGCAGCGCAGCAGACGGACTTTCGACAGGTCAGTGAGGATGGCGGTGTGGTCATCGAAGAACAGACGCCCGGTCGCTGACTCGTTGAATTCCTGATCGACTCGCAGTTGGTCCTTAACGCTCATTTCTTTCTCTCCGAATTGGTACGAATTGAAACTCGGTAATTGGGTTTATCTGACGTGTTACAGGGACGTCACCGGCGCCGCGCGCTCGCGCCTTCGCTCTGAACCGAGCCGCGGCGGCGCTCGCGCTCAGCGCCACGGCCGAGCCGGGTATTCGCTATCGGGTACCACGGTCACCCGCATCCCAGGCGAGACGGTTTCTTTGGCGGTGGCTACGGGTCTGCTTTCGGTCGTTCTGGCCAGCCGTTCGGGTGGCGAACTGCCGGCACAGATGGCGGTGCCCTCAAAGCCCATCGGGTGATGGATGTCGATGAAGCACCCATTGCGGACGCGGATCAGGTAACCGAGCTGGTAGAGGTCGGCGAAGCTCTGCCGCAGTACACCCCCGCTGTCGTCGATCACATCGACCTGGCCAAGCTGGACGGGCTTGCCCTCGCGTTTGGCGTTGATCACCCCGCGCAGCACGAAGGTTCGGCCGGCAAAGGGGTGGTCATTCAGGACAGGAGCAGGAACGCCGCTTTGCCGATCAGCCACATTAGGAATACGAAGAGCAGCAGACGGGGAATCAGGAGCTTGAGCAGGCGCCAGAGCAGACGCAGCGGGATCAGGAGCAGCTGGAGCAGAGGCCGGCTCAGCTCCCGCAGGCCCGAAATCAACGCCGCCAAGAGATAGCAGGCCGACAATAAGAGCGGCCATAAATGCCAGGAGAGCCAGAAGCTTAGGCGACCGGAGGAGGCTTTTGCCGGCCTTGGTGTCCTGGGTGACGCCGGTGGCGGTGGATTGGTAGAGGCGGAAGGTGTCGGGCTTGATGCGCTTGTATTCGATGACCGTGCCTTCCATGGGCGGGCGGTTAACTTGGGCGTCATGCTGGGCCTCCTTGTAGCGACCACTGATGCCGATGACGGCGAGGTTGGAATGCTTGTAGGCCATCTCGCAGGTCATGCGGATGTCGTCGCGGATGTAGGCGATGTTGGGGGTGGTCAGGACGATGTCCCAGTTCCAATGCCGGTGGCGGGTCCAGCCGTCGAGCCAGTTCATGGGGCGGTCGGCTTTGGCAGCTTCTTCTGGGCCGCCGGGGAAGTCGAAGCGCTCCAGATCCCGCTCGCGCCAGGCCTTGGGAAACACCAGCTGGGTTTCGTCGAAGATGATGAAGGCTCCCCGCGGTGCCCACTGGAACCAGCTGCGCATGCGCTCCATATCATCGAGCGATTCGAGGTCGAGGTTGATGATGTCGACCGAGCTGGGTACCTCGGGCATCACCTGCAGGACGCGCTCGAGGGTGAAGCCACGCACGTTGGTGATGATCAGGCGCCCCTCTTTGAGGGCGCGCACGGCGTCGTCTTGAATCGCCCCGGAGGTCTTGTAGGAGCCGTTGGGGCCGTGATGGATCTTGATCGACATATCAGCGGCCCAGGAACGGTACGAACTTCAGGACGAAGCGCGTCGAGAGCGCGGAGAAGATGATGTTCAGCGCCTGCGGGATGCCGAAGAACGACAGGGTCGAGGCGACCTCAGCGGGCAGCCCTGACCACTTGGCACGGATGGCCTGAGACACGCCGATGTCGGAGAGGATGCTTTGCGCGGCGGAATAGGCCACGTCCATGGCCATGATCTGCACCGAGATCCACGAATAGATGGCGATCTTGGTGAGCAGGACCAGCACCTCCTTCACGAACTGGTAGATACCGTTCGATAGGAAGTCCCACACGTACTGGAAGAAGCCCAGGATGTTGTCGAGAAAGCCGCTGATCCATTCCATAGGTCACCTCAGGATGATGAGCCCGGCCAGCGCAGTGGCGGCCAGGAGGATGGCGAAACGCACATAACCCAGCGGCTCCGAGAAGCGCTCTAGGCACATGTCGAGATTCTTGGTAGTGGTGCCGATGGTGACGTTGACTTGCTCGCAGGGCAGCGAGCCGCCAGCACCACCTAGGTTGAGGTCGAAGACGCCGGAGAACTGATTGGCGTAGTGATCGACCTTGTTCTGCAGGATGTTGTGGGCGTCTTCGATCTGCTGGTCCCAGTGAGTGTGGGCATCGTCGAAGGAGCCTTCTTCGCCCTGGGCCAGGGTGCGGGTGGGACCGGGTAGGCCTTCTTCCTCTTCTTCCTCTTTCTCGTCGTCCTTGTCGTCACCGCTGCCTGAGCCAGAACCAGAGCCGCAACCCGAGCCGGTGCAGGTCGAGGAAGTGTTGCCGGGGGAGCCGTCAGCCCCGGTGCCGCTGGTTTGGGTTTCGTTCTTGGTGTCGGTGGTGCACTTGGTCATGCCCTTGCAATTGGTGCTGGTGGTCGTGGTGTTGGTGGTGGTGGTTTTCGAGCCGTCGTTGTTGAGCGTGACGTTGGTCTGCTGCTGGCTTTGCGTGTTGTTCGACTGGGGCACAGGCACGGCCGCGGTGCAGGTGTATACGCCACTCACTCGGCTGCAGCTGATGTTGCCCGGCTGGTGGAAACCACTGGTGCTCAAGCACGAGCGCGACGACGTATCGCCACTGGTGACCCAGGCATTGCACTGCTTGTTGTCGAAGGACGTCGGCTGCGGCGACATCGGCGGCTTGCTGGGCGGTTGCGTGAAGCCGGAAGGGTCGGTGGTGCTGACCGTGCAGGAAACACCGTTGCCCTTGTACTTGAAGGAGCCTTCGATCTCGTCGCCTTTGCGCTTGGAGCTGAAGGACTCGAAGGTGTGGGTGTACTGGCACAGGTCTTTGCAGATCGACACCGGCGGATCGATGTCCGGGTTACCGTCTGCGGCCAGGTTGCGGAAGGTGTGACCGTGGAAAATGACCTGGCCCACCGTAGGGAGGCAGGGGTCGCCCTTACATTCACCAGTGGCGGGGTCGAACGTAGTGCTAGGCGGGCAACCATCGCCTTTACGAATGATGGGGCTTTGTTCGTTGAAAGAGCCATTGGCAAAGTAGCTTCTGGCGATCCATACGGTGTCTGAGGACTTGGTCAGCGTGTACTGCGCCTGATTACACATGCCGAGCGAGGGCATGGAGGGATGCTTATTACAGCGATCCAAATAGGCGGCACGGGGTGAGGAACCAACGCCTGGATAAGGGCCGTAGCCTGCGTCCCAGTAGTAGTCCGTCGCCTGAGCAACGGTGGACAGCAGAGCCAGTAGAAGAATGAGACCGCGCATAAAAAATAAGGGGCCTTGCGGCCCCTCACCTCAGGTCAGAAGAACTCGCCGATTCGGAAGCCGGTGATGAACGCTCCGGCCACGAAGGCGCCGAGCATCACTGACCAGAGCACGGCCTTAGGCCTTGCGCAGCATGCCGAAGACCACACCAGCGCACGCCAGAACGGCCAGGGCCAGGGCCACATAACCGGCCACGGAACCGGCGCTGGTGGCGCCTGCGGTGATCTGGCCTTCGATGCCGCTGATGTCGATCGGGATGGCAGCGGCCATGGCCTGACCAGCCGAGAAGGCGGTGACGCCAGCCACCAGGGCAGCGTTGCGAACAGCGGTGGTGAAGCGGGTGGAGAGTTGTTTCATGGGTTGTTACCTCATACGTCTTAGGATGGATGCGACCATTCCGCCGGAAAGGCCGATTGCGAACACCAGCAGCGTTCCGCCGAAACCGACGGCGAAGGCCTCTGGTGAAAATCCGCCCGAGACGAGGATGTCGACATAGCCGGCCGCCTCGGGCGGAATCAGGTAGGCCTGGTGCCATTCAAGGGCCGCACAACTGGTGGTTGTGTCCGGGTTGGTCACCCAGGAGGTGCAGCCTTGAACCCACACCAGAGCCATGGATTACGGCTCCAGTGACAGGGCGAAATGGGAGTCGAGAGCCAGCTGGGAGGCCTCCAGCAGGCCGGAGCTATAGCCCCACAGATGGCCGCCGAGAAACGCCAGCGTGGCGATGAACAGATAGCGCCCCATCACTGCTTACCTCAGGCCTTGGCGCCGTCAGCGGGCGCAGCGGGCTTGGTTGGAGTCGGGGTCTGTGGGGTGGCTGCGGTGGTGGCGCGAGGCTTCACCGACTCGATGTGCAGGGCGAGATTTTTGCCCTTGTTCTGGCCACCACGTGCCACCTCAAAGGTGATGCGCACGGTTTCCAGCGGCGAGAAGTGAGCGCCTGCGGCGAAGATCTCTTCGGCGGCATCGTCGTCAGCCGCCATGCCGATGATGGACAGACCGTGTTCGGTCTTGCCGTCCGGCTCGTCGCCGTAGAAGACCTTGATGTACTTCACGCCGCCTTCGCCGTCGAAACGTTGAGTGCCCAGGAATGCGACTTCCATAGTGGAACGTGCCATGTGTGTTTCCTCGCTTGTGGTGCGCCTGATTGCGCGGGTTTGCCTTTCAGCAGGCCGAGCGAATCCACACGGGCGAACTTTCAGTTTTCGCCCGAGGGGTGTCTCGGTATGCCGGGGGTTTACAACTCGGCCGGTGCGCGGGCCGTTATCGCGTCAAACACCAAAGGCCATGGCCCTTGTCATCCCGTTTCGCCACCGTCGCCCGCGACTGGTGGACCAGTCCCGGACGCCGGAGGCGATCTACTGGGCGGGGGATCGGTCGGCGCTGTGCAGGTGCCTTTGACTTGCTCGATAGCACGAGCGAAGTAATCGTCTACGCCTTCCATGAGTTCTATGGTTTGCCAGGTAGACGTGACTGTGCCAAAGACGACGCCCACGAGGAGCGGAGCGGTCCATTGAGCCAGCAGCGCCGCCAGATAGCGGCCGAGGCGGAAAGAAACGGTCATGGCTGCACCTCGTCGGCGCTCGACTGGGTTTGAAACTGGATGCTCAGACGAGCGATTCCCGAACAGGCATTGCAGCCACAGAAGTCGCCATCGCACTTGGGGCAACGCTTCTGGCCTTGATGCTTGGCATCGTCGTAGGGCTCGGCGTGGCCGCAGTCCTGGCACAGCACGAAGGCGTCATTGAGTTCGGGAGACAGGCTCATCAGCAGGTCACTCCAGCTCGAACGGCTCGCGGATAGGAACGAAGGGCGTTGGATTGCCCGAGTCGTAGATAACGTTCCAGTACTTCGGGGGCCGGCGCGGCGGCGTGTGTTTCGCGCAGGTGAAAGCCGGTTTCGCCTTCCAGATTCCATCGACCTTGGCTACAGACGCGGGGCGGCATTGGTCGCAGGGTGTGGATAGGGAGAGCGCGGGAGCCGGTTCGCGACGGGACCAGCACACAGAGCAGTCGCAGGTTTCGGCGTGCACTTGATGCAGATACCGATTGAGGCTCATTGGCGGATGCCTCCAGGGCGAAGCTCTGCTCAAGACGCACGATCAATTCGGCATTCAGGGAGCGGCGAGCAGCTTCAGCCGCCAGCTCAATCCGAGAGCGAAGGCCTGGAGGCATGCGGAGTTTGAACTGAGGGTTGGTGCGGCTCATGCGGTCCACTCCTGCTCCAACAGCCAGGAGCGGAACAGTGCGCTATTCACCATACGGCGCTTGCCGACCTTCAAGGTTGGAATCACAGCCTTCATCGCCCAGGCGCGGGCGACTCCATAGGCAACTCCATTGCGTTCGGCCCAGCTTTCGATGGTCTCAACGTCGCGCTGCAAGGCATGCAGCTTGGCGGGGTCCAGCTCTTCCAGTTCCATGCTCGTTCCGTCACTATTCGTTGCATTAAGGGGATGCATATCTATGGAATAGGTCCATATGGACATTATCCATAGACTTGGATTTATGGCAATACTCCATATCGGATTTTTTTAATGTCGGAAGGAATGGCCGAGCGGGCCCATCAACTGCTGAACCAAACCAGCCTCAAGGAGCTGGCAGAGGTGAACAGCAAAGACTATGTCCGCTGGCAGAGCATCAAGAGAGGCAAAGCCCGAATGGGGGCGGAAGAGATCGAGCTGCTGGGGAAGACATACCCTCAGTACCGCTGGTGGCTCATGACCGGAGAGGTCATGCCCGACAAAGGCCAGTTCAGCCCTGAGTACGATCAGGCCGATTCAAACTTGCCCAATCAAAACGCGGGATAGCGATCACCCTGGAAGTAGTTAGGCGCTGGTATTCCCGAAGGACGGGCGGCGAAAAGGACTGAAGCATGCGAGTGGATGACGAGGACGTTTACATTCGGCCGAGGCACAAGGAGCGGAGCTCCTTCGAATGGCTTGGCATCATTACCCTGGCAATAGTGCTGGGCACCTTCATCACTGACGGCATCCGAGTCCTGGCAGCAAATGCCTGGATGAACTATCAGCTTGAAGCTCTGGCAAAAGAGCTACACAGCCAGCGAGCAGATGCTCGACAGAAAACAGAGGCTCGACAAGCAGAGCTACGCGCTCAAGAAGCAGAGCGAAAAATGAACTCGTATGAGTGCCGATTCTGGTGGGATCAGTATCGCAATAATCCAAATGCGCAGAATGAAGCTAAGAAAATGCAGAGCTGCGGTAGTTAG